GTGAAGTCTTTAACTGCACCACAGTGATGGTATGGAAGGCTCTGAACTTCAAAAGTGACAGCGAACTTGCAAGGAAGATTCGCTTCACAGCACTAACACAGCTGAATGGAACTCCTAATTGGAAGCAAGCTAATGTTGAAACTACTCATGAGGAGGTGGAAAAGACCATGACGCAGCGTTATGGAGAGCGTGTAAAATTAGTGTATGACCGCAATGATGGCAGCACGAGTATTCTTGTTGATGGTAAAGTTACTCGTAAGGAACAAGACTTGAGTATCCCTGCCTTCATGAAGTTGCAGAGTGAAGTTGAAATAATGGCTATGAGCCTTTAAAGCCTTAACGGGATGGAATATTACAATAAAATGCTGTGCGTTACACGTGAGGAACTCTGCATGGGAACAGACCCGGTTATGAAGCAAGGAACCTTCAATACCAATCTGTACCGCGGACATCTCGTCTCCGTGAACAACGGTGGCGGAGAGGGGAATTACACACTCTACGCATGGAGTTCCATTCCTCAGAAATACAAGGCTCGGTATATGGAACGATACGGTGATCCAGAGCAACGAATGAAGGAAGCGATGATGCGTAACCGCATCAAGCTTGATAGCGAGGCGCGTGAATGGTACGAGGCTTTCACATACGAAAAGAACGGCAAGCAGGAACATCTTACAGAGAAGCTCATTGAAGAGTACACCATTAATGCGAGTGTTCTGAAAGAACTGTTAAAGATGATGGCACAGCGTAGAGCTATTCGTCAGAGTCTGAATGGCAGTATGGGTGGAGCTTGGGAGGTAATCTATCAGAGTTCTGAAACTATGCGCAAAGAGTATCAGCACACCCTTCCACAAAATGAAGCACGACTGAAAGCAAAGATTAAGGCTTTCAAGGCAGATGGCTACAAGAGTCTTATCAGCGGCAAGGTGGGCAATAAGAACACTATAAAGATTACGCCTGAGTTCGGACAGCTACTCATCGCACTGAAGCGTTGCAGGGTTCCTGTCTACACCGATGCGCAGCTCTTTGAAGAGGCAAACCGCCAGGCAGAAGCAAACGGCTGGAAACCACTGAAAAGCCTTAGCGGTATGAAGCGATGGCTGAACAGTGCTGCGATTATGCCACAATGGTACGATGCTGTGCATGGTGAGCAGGCAGCACGACAGAAGTTTGGACGCAAGCACCGCACGGCACTCCCAACGAAGCGTGATGCGCTGTGGTATGGCGACGGCACGAAGCTGAACCTCTACTACCAGGACGAGAATGGAAAAGTGCGCACCACACAGGTCTATGTAGTCATTGATGCGATGAGTGAGGTGATGCTTGGTTGGCACATCAGCGATAGTGAGGATTACGAGGCGCAATATCTCGCTTATCGCATGGCAATCCAGACCAGTAAGCACAAGCCTTACGAGATTGTTCACGACAACCAAGGCGGACATAAGAAACTTGATGCCGACGGACTTTTTAAGAAGCTTTGCCACGTGCATAGGACCACGCAACCTTATAACGGCGAATCAAAGACCATTGAGGCAGTGTTCGGTCGATTCCAACAACAGGTGCTGCATAAGGATTGGCGTTTCACTGGTCAGAACATTACGGCAAAGAAGATGTCGAGCCGTCCGAACCTTGAATTTATTGAGGAAAACAAAGACTCACTCTATACGCTTGAGGAACTGAAAGATGCTTACGCAAAGGCTACTAAGGAGTGGAACGAGATGGCACACCCTGCATACGGCAAGAGTAGACAGGAAGCCTACGACAGCAGCGTGAATGAGGAAACGCAGCAGGTTACGGCACACGATATGGTGGATATGTTCTGGGTAACGGCTAAGCGTATGAGCACCTTCACCGACCAGGGTATCAGTGTTACGATTAAGAAGCAGAAGCGACAATACGAGGTAATGAGCCAGCCGGGCGTACCAGACCACGAGTGGCGAAGACAGCACACTTACGAGCGGTTCGTTGTTAAGTATGATCCTTACGACTTCGGAAGTATCCGACTCTATAAGAAGGAAGCTGACGGCAGTCTGCGGTTTGAACGAGTAGCAGAACCATACGTTGTGATTCATCGTGCCATACAAGATCAGACAGAAGGCGAAGCAGCATTCATCAGACAGCAGCAGGCTGCGAATACTACCGACCGTATTGAGCGCACCGTTGCAGGACGTGAGATTGAAAAGGCTCACGGTGTAATGCCAGAGCAGCACGGCTTACGCAGTCCAAAGCCTAAGGGAATGACAGCAGCCGAGCGCAGACAGATAGAGCGTCGTACAGGCATCTATAGCAAGTCGCCTGAAGAGTATAAGATAGGAAGAAAGACGAAGCAAGTAAGCCTTGAAGACTGGGCGGAGGTTGAGACAACTGTGGTTGATATGGCTTCGGTAGCAGGAAAGCTATAAAGAAGCCAATGATAAGTCATTCACTTACGCATCAAAAGTGGTCCACTTACGCATTAAAAGTGATAAGGTTACAACTCAGAAGAGACAATTTAATTTTATATACGATATGAAACTAACAAAGAACGAAAAAGGACAGATACAGGAGTGTTTAAGACAATACGTCGGTAAGTACCCAAGTCAGAACAAGGCAGCACAGAGCCTCACAGGAACAAGTAGCGCAACTGTGAGCAGCATTCTGCAGGGCAAGTGGGAAAACATTAGCGACGATATGTGGCGCAACCTCGCATCGCAGTTAGGCACCACGGCAGGAACAGACTGGCAGGTGGTGGAAACGAAAGCCTATCAGGAAATGGTATTCGCTATGAACGATGCTCAGACGGTTAAGAACGTTACGTGGGTAGTTGGTGAAGCAGGATGTGGAAAGACAACTACTGCTAAGCTATATGCAAGTGAGTATGGCGAGGTGTTTTATATTCTCTGTTCAGAAGATATGAAGAAGAGCGATTTTATTCGCGAGATAGCACGCCGAATCGGTCAGCGTACAGAAGGTTACAGCATTAGAGAGCTGCTCGACAGAATCATTGATGACCTCATTCAGATGCAGGCACCGCTGCTGCTTTTCGACGAGGCGGATAAGTTGCCAGAGCGTGTGTTTCACTACTTCATCGACTTGTATAATCGTCTGGAGGATAAATGTGGTATCGTCTTCTTCTCAACAAGCTACATCAAGCGTCGTATGACAATGGGACTGCGATACAATAAGTGTGGATATAACGAGATACACTCACGTATCGGTCGCAAATTCTTCGAGCTGGAGCGGACTGGTGCCCACGATGTCTATGCGGTTTGTATGGCAAATGGCGTAACAGATAAAGCACGCATATCAGAAGTGGTGAGAGATTCGGAAGAATACGAGTTCGACCTACGACGTGTAAAGAAGAGCATTCATAGAGTGAAGTTAATGGCTGCTCAAACACCAACAAATCAGCGTTTGAACAGCAATAAAACAGTAGAATAATGAACAGAGCAATGTCAGTAACCGATATGCTACGTATGAAGAAAGAAACCTATCCATTTGAAGGAGAATGGGCAGATGCCTTCGGAGCACCAGAGCGAGGTGGTGTTTGGTTCATCTGGGGGCGAAGCGGAAGCGGTAAGACCAGCTTTACGATGAAGCTCTGCAAAGAGTTAGCAAAGTACGGAAAGGTTGCCTACAACTCCTTAGAGGAAGGTTTCTCTCTGACAATGAAGAATGCGCTTATGAAAGCAGGTATGCAAGACGTTGCACGGCGGTTTATCCTCATCAGTGAGAGTATGGAAGACCTTGATGCACGTCTCAAGAAACGCAAAAGCCCCGACATAGTGGTCATTGACAGCTTTCAATATACACAGATGAGCTTTAAGGAGTATCAGGAATTCAAGGCTCGACATCGTGATAAGCTGCTCATCTTCATCAGCCAGGCAAAAGGCAACAGGCCCTCGGGGCGTCCGGCAGAGAGTGTTATGTTTGATGCAGCACTGAAGATATGGGTGGAAGGTTACAGAGCTATCAGTAAAGGACGCTACTTTGGTAATCTTGGTTATTACACGATATGGGAGGAAAGAGCAAAGGCATATTGGGGTGAATGAAAAGTAAATAATATTCAATTGAGATAATATGAAAAGAACAGCAAACAATGGCAGTTTCAAGAAAGGGAATGTGCCGTACAATAAGGGAACAAACATATCCTCACGAAAGCATCATACACGGAAAGGCGTGCAGGGGTTCTTGAAGCGGGCGGTACTGATGATAGCGCAGGACGGAAGTGTCGTCCGAGAGTTTGAGAGCGTGGCTGAATGTCAGAAATATTTGGGATTAAAAGACCGCCATTCCATATCATACGCCATAAAAAAACAGCAGCTGTGCGCTGGACATAAATTGTTGTATGAAGATGACTGGTCTCCTTTGGGAGATTACAGGTGGCGGCCGACAATAGGAAGGAATATTGACGGCTCCCTGAAAAAAGGACACCCTTGGTCTTCACTTTATAATTCAAGAATGAGCGAGGAAATGAAACAGAAAAGGCAAAAGGCATCGAGCGAGCAAAGCAAGCGTATGGCAGACGACCCGAACAGCAAATGGGGAAAAGGCGTTCAGAAGCCTATCTTATGCATAACTACCGGTATCAGGTATGATTCCATCAAGCAAGCTTCCAGCCAGTTGAATATTCCTGCGAACTATATCAGTGCGGCCATATTGAGGTTTGGAACGACAAAAGGCTTGAAATTTAGAAACATTTAAAGTGTTTAATGGTATGGCAAGTAAGCGGGACAACCTGCTCTATCGGTTACGGAAGAAAGGCGTGAGAGTGATAACACGTGAGCGCACAATCTTTTTCCCATACGATGGAGAACCATTCAAGACAATACTGGCGAAACGCCTGTGCAAGGAATTTCACTTCCACGTACAATTAGAAATACAATAGGATATGAGTAGAGAAAAAAGAATTATGGAAATAACGCCAGGGCGGATGAGTCCAGGTGGACGAATGAGAGAGTGCTTCGAAAGCCAAGGGCATAGTTGCCCATACTGTCAAGGCAACGGATACCACTGGCAAGAGGACGAGTATCAGGAGCCATATAAAAAGCCCTGCACCGTGTGCAAAGGAAGCGGACAGCTTAATGCCGTGGTAACGGTTGAATGGAAACCTTCAAACAACACATAATTATGGAAAGATTGCTATCACGTTCAACTACACCAACCGACAAGCCTGAATGGCTGGTAAAGCTACAACACGCCACAAATCAGGCATTCTCTTCGCGAGGTGTTGAAGATACTCCAGAAGAGTGGCAACAGCTGAAGGACTTTGTTGATTGGTTCATATCTAAATTATATATGCGCAGAGATATTAAAATAAGAAGCAATATTAGCACCCGCATAGTGAAAAAAGATGGACAGACAGAGCTGCACATTAAGCGAAATGGAAAGACAATTCAAATATTTTACATTCAAAAAACAATAGAAGATTATGATTACAATTTTAGACGAAATTAAACGCAGATTGCAAGTATGGCACGAACAGCGTGCTAACCGTATAGAAGCTAAACGACAGGCACAGCTCGATGTGGAAGCCAGCGAAGCCGTGCAAGTAATGGAATTTAACGGCGAGCTATACATCAGCGTAGATGGCAGACCACTATTCAATATAGATATCTTTAGGGATAGCGTGGCGGAGGTTGTAGCATGCGGGCGACGAGCTTACAAAGACTGGAAGGAGGAAAAACTATGGGAGCAGAGCGAAACTACTCGAGGTTTTATATCTTGCTGAAAAAAATGCCTGGAGCAGATAAGAATACACTGGTGTATAAGTATACAAATGGCAGAACAACGCATATACACGAAACCACACAGCAAGAGTACAATTCGATGTGCAACGATATGGAACGTGTAGCAGGATACGACGAACGAAGACGGCAGCAGCATGATATTCTACGCAAAGCACGTAGCGGAGTACTTCACCAGCTGCAGATATACGGAATAGACACAACAGACTGGAACCGTGTAGATGCCTTCTGTAAAGATCCACGCATAGCAGGCAAGCAATTTAGAAAACTAACAACAGACGAACTCAACAGCTTAAACACAAAATTAAGAATAATCATCAGAAAGAAAAAAGACAATGGAAACAACAGTGAACATTAAAGACATGAGTAAGGAAGAGCGAGCACAGCTGCTCGCCGAGTTGCAGAACGAAGAAAAGCAGAATCGCATTGAACGCCGTGAGACCTACGAAGGGTTACGTGCTGCGATGATGCACGATGTGTGGCAACACTTAACAAGTATCGTTACAGACGTGCGTGGGTTCCACAACTGGTTACAAGGCGAAGTAGAGAGCTTCGTAAGTGTTATGCGCGATTATGGACAGGTACGAAGCCACGACCAACGTAGCTACACAATTACAGATGGCGACTTTCGATTGGAGATAGCAAGCAACAAGGTAAAAGGCTTTGACGAACGCGCCGACCTTGCTGCCGAACGGCTCATTGACTATCTCAAACGTTATATGAAGCAGAGCGAGAAGGGTGCCGATGATCCGATGTATCAGATGGCAATGACACTACTGGAACGCAATAAGGCTGGCGACCTCGACTACAAGAGTATCTCTAAGCTGTATGAGTTGGAGGATAAGTTCGATGAAGAATACTCAGAGATTATGACACTATTCAAGGAGTCGAATGTAGTACAGAAGAATGCCGTGAATTACTACTTCTACAAGAAGAATTCAAAGACAAATGTTTGGGAACGTGTAGAACCAAGCTTCTGTAGAATGTAAACCAACGAAAGAGTAAATACAAGCAATAAACGCTCATTTTTGTGTACGAACACACAAATGGGCGTTTTTTCATTCCTTTATAGCGACAAAAACGTGTAATTGCTTGCAAATAAAGAGATTCTTTGTTAAATTTGCACATAATGAAGAAAGGAAGAAACAAAATACTCATAGAGTTGCGCGACGAAGCCTTGTGTAGGCGCTACTATTATTGGACGGAGGAACGACGCCTCCGTTTCGATGATGCGCTTACAATTCTTTCAAAGCAAGAGTTCTTTATCTCTGAAGAGCGTATCATGAACATTATTCGTCGCAAGTGTCGTGAAATAAAAGACATTCAGCTGCGTCCTGTTCCTAAAGTAAGAATGCCACGACTAACAGCACGGCAACTGGAGCTTTTCCAAAAGTAAAAGGAATCTTTTTCCACTTTTACCTTTCTGCTGCACTGTCATCGTGCAACTCAAACTGAAATACATACTCATATACTTTAATCATTCCAGGCAGAGAATAGCTTCTGCTCTTTGTTCTATATAATGTCCCCATATTGTCGCAATGAGTAGTGTCTTGTAATGTAGTATATAGGCGGTTTGCCAAGCGCAAACGCTCTGCAACCTTTTCTGTTGTGCCTGAGCCAATGTGCGTGTCATTGTAACAGTCTATAGCAAGCCGTGCGGTAAACGTTACTATTCCTTTCTGAGCACCTAAACCTATGTCCTCCCAGTCCGCTTCCATATTACCTATGAGAGCACAAGGGAAAGTAACAGGGTAAGTGTCTTCAACTGTCTCCAACTGTCCGTAATCTTCGTCTACAAGCGAAAGTTCTGGCATCTCACGATTGATGAGATTGAGTATTGAAGTAATAATTTCTTCCATCATATACCTAATATTTTACTTAGTTCTTTTTCTATTTTATCGTTAATGCTTTTTCTTAGTTCGGCACTTTCTCCGAGGAACTGACGCTTTGGAATCTTCACCGTGAGCTTAGACTTCTTGGTCAGAGCTAATGCTTTCCATCGTTCTGCATCTGGATTACTTAGCATAGAGCCTTTTTTTCCTTTCTTCTTTCCAGAAGATTTATAAAACATAGCCCATGCAAAACGTCTCATCTCTGGTGTAACTGTAGGATTCACAGTCCCCCCTTCGTTGTGTATGGCAGCATAAGGCACTTCGTTAGCTACCTTTACACGATAATCAGATGGGGTATATTTCATTGAGCTAAACAAATGATTACGTCCAGAAAGCAATGGACCGTATTGTGCAGCTGCTGATGATGTACCAGACAGTTGTCGCTTACTCTTAGGCCACTGCTGTAAACCATTATTCACAAAACCACCTTTACGGAAATTCTCTTGGAAATGGTCCTTTGCCATACGTCCAATCTTTACAGGCAGCTGCCGTCTCATGAGTTGGTCTATTTCCTTTCTTTGGCTTTTTATGAGCTCTATGTAATCTTTTATATCCATTTGCTTGTTTTATTCGATGATTAGTTGTATATTTGCAGCGGTTCTGGTCGAAGGTATCGTCCCCGACCGGAACCTCCTACAATGTCAGGCTTTTCGCCTGACATTTTTATTTATAGATTATCAGCTTATTTTTCCAATGTACCATAATGGTTCTTTCTTTTTTACTTCTTGACAGATAGTTGGTTATAGTGTTGTGAATCGTTGTTCTTGCAACAGAAGATGGTATTTCCAGAATAATATTATCAGCTTGCTTCTTGGCTTTCTTAATATGATTCTCAATAGCGTTCTTTTGTTGTTTAATGGTTGCACTACGGTTCATACTTAGCATACTCTTTCCATCAAATAGTTTTCCGCCAATTAAAAAGTCAGGGTTTTTACCTTCAAAAACATCTAAAGGTAACAGTTTAGCACGAAGATCCTTCTGCGTTGGATTCATAGGATCAAGCCGTGGCAGAAGATAAACCTTAGTCTTGAGCTTATCAGAAACAATTTTTGCCAATCGCTCATTCTCTTCCACTTCATTCTTACCATGATAAGGACTTACAAACACCTGTCCTTTATAAGCGTCTTTATAAGTTTCTACTTTAGGAGGCTTCACATCGACAGCGTCTACTTTATTCAATTTAGAATCAATATACGGGCAATGATAGCAGTCTTTTACTCTATCCCTAAATAAACTCTTTAGTTTGTCTTTTATCTTAGGATTATAGAACGGACAATCGTTACACGAAGCAGGGAAATACGGGTGATCGTCAGAGAACGTCTCGCCTGTTATTCCAGGGTTACCTTTCAATCCTGCTTGCGGTTCAGAGTGTACGTCATCAGTAGGCACAGCCGTAACCGCCTCGTCAGTACTCGTCAGGCTGCACTTACAGTTCCATCGGTCGCCCGGGCGGTGCTTGTTCCAGAATTTGTCATCTATCGGGCGTATCGTACCCCAGTACTTCCGATGGTCTTCCCCTGGGTGCAGGCTCGTTGATGGCATCCACTTGAGGTTAGGCAGCACGTCCTGTTCACGGCGGAACTGCTGCCAATCTGCTGCCTGATGCGCCCTTAGTACGGCTGTATCGTATTCTGTCCGTAGCCATGCGCCACACTGATGCGAGGCTATCGGTAGAACGTCCTTCAACCACTGATTGAACGGCTTTAAATCACCATTCACGTCCAGTAACCTTGCAGCCATATCGTTCTGCGCACGATGCACCTTGAAGGCAGAGAACACCGCGTTGCTGTGTATTAGTTGTTGTTTGAAGTTTTTATCACGTTCAGCAGAAGGAAATGCCTTGTAAGTAGCTTGATTAAATACATTACGTACAGCCTTATATAGATAAGGCTCAACGTCCGTCTTTACATTGAACCTCTTTTTATAGATATTAGCAAGTGCTTTTCGTAAAACATCCTCACCCAATAGTATACCTGTGGAAGGAATATCGTCGGCATCAAAGTAGGTACGATTGACTACCAGTCTAAATGAGCCCCTCTCTTCGGGGCTTTGACGAAAAAAGAGTGCAGGCGGTTTTTGAATTTTGAGGATTGACCTTTGTCTTTTGATACCTGCACAATGCCGTCAGGGTCTTCTTTCTCAGTCTGTTGCTTTAGTTTCTCCTCACGTGCATTTTTCTCTTCCACCTGTTGTTGCTTCTGCTGGTCATAGTTCTTAGGCTTTTCAACACCAAACTTCTCATAGAGGTAATCATCATCAATAGGAAGAGAGAAAGTTGTGTGTAGCTGCGTAAGCACACTCATCTCAGTATTTGGATCAACGTCTTTTTTTTCAGGGAAGCAGAACTTACCACCAGTAGTATTGATACCCATGTGTGAGAAAATGTCGGTCATATCATAGTTCAAGACATTGAGCACATATTCACGGTCAGCTTTAGCAACACTTTCCTCTACCTTCTTATGTACTGTACCCAAAGCCTGCGTACCCTTTTCTGATGATTCCGTTGTTAGTGTGTTACCCAAAACAAGCTTTGAAATCTCGCTATTACAGCGTTCTACCAATCGCTCATAGACATCAGCCGAACCAGTCTTATTGCCAGCCTCACGCAGTTGTAGTTCCGTATCCTTACCATGAATAAACGTGGCAAGCGAACCTATAGAGTTTGCATCATTCAAAGCTCTTGCACGTGCTTCCTCATCGTCGGTCTCATAGATATATTCTTGAATGGGCATACCGAAGACTTCTGAGAATTGTGCCCAGTCGGCAGTTGTATTGCGTTTATAAATGACCCATGGAGCAGCCTTTGCAAGTAGTCCAAGATCGCTACTTCTACCAATAAAGAGTAAGTCGGCAAACTCTTCCCAAGGTGTACCAAGCAAATCGGTCTGGCGGGTAAGAATGAGCTTGCGTACAGGCTCCACATGCTTACGTGGCACAAGGTCATAATCTATCCATTCTCCGTTCTTATAGAACTGAAGTAAAGAAAAGCCCCAGAAGCGTGCATCAAGAATATCTGCCACGCAGCGATAGAACCAGGGAGACAGAATCTGTTCATTAATAGCATCATCAGGCTTACCGTTGCGTTGGAATTCGATACTTGAGCATAGCACGGCATTCTTTCTTTTTTCTATGACACTTGAAAGATGCGTATCAAGCAATATGTCCGTATAAAGGTCGTATAGCCTAGAACGTTGCGAATAATCAACGTTCTCTGCAGCCTTAATAGCTGTCATAAAGTCGGCAGTATCAATATTGAATCGTTTGGGCTGCGTAATTCTTACAATAGCAGGCTGTCTCTGTCCTGGGCGTGGAATATTCCCACTGACAGTAATTCGTGTATTCTTCTTGCTCATGATTATAATCTATTTACTCGTTTCGTATTACTTTTGAACATCAACGAAGCTTTAGCAGCTCTTACGTCTTCTGGCAGTAGCGGTGCTCCATCAATGGATATATCTTCCTTCGCTACAGCCTTCATCCACTCTACGGCTCTCTCGTATCGATCTTTACGCACTTGTGAAAGCTTCATGGGATTATGAATGCAGAAGATGTGATAGACAGCTATATCAATGGTCATCATCAAGATGAGTTGATTGCGTGCTTCGCCTGAAGCTGAGAAAATGACATTGCAGTCGTAACGCTTAGATAGGTAGCCTCGCATTTCAGCAATAGCCCTATCCTCACATATCTCAACGAGTGACTCATCGTCTCTAACAAGTGCATCAAGTATCTCTCGGTGTACACTTGCATCATAGTCCTTTATGTCAATAAACTGGCTCATATTCTATATTTGTTTTTGTTTCTTACGCTTTTGCGTGATTGTGTAAGAGGACGATCTACACGCTGTGCTGTCTGGTCAATCTTTCTGTTTCCACCCTCCACAGCATCAGGTCCATCGGCTGGGTATTTTAGTGAGAGCGTAAACAACTTGAACTGATCCTCTAATTCCTTCATGTGAGGGTTTTCCTGCTCTGCTTCGTTAAGAATCAAGTTCCCTTCACGATTCATTGGTTCAAGATTAGCCTCTATACGAGTTGCTTTATCCGTCTTCTTCTCCTCGTCCCCTTGGATATAGAGTGTTATGTTACGCTCTTTGCGAACCTTACGCACAAGCGGACGAAACACTTGCTGAAAGAATGGATCTTGAAGTTTATTATTCTCCATCCAGCAATAGACATTGGTGCGCCCAGCTACATATTCAAGTAACTGCACGTACCAGTCGATAAACTCTGCATTGAGAGCTTGTGCAAGACGAGCCTTTATAACGTAGAGCTTACCATCCTTTTTTCCCAACAGCATTACAGCCTTGAAAGACTTACCTTTCTTTCCTCGACTCTCTCCTGGTGCAGGGTCGCCATAGATAATAAGGAACTTGAACTTAGACAGTGGTGGTACCTTACCATAAACAACCTGCTTGAATATCTCACCTTCCGAAATAGGGTTGTTGAAATACTCATGCTGCTGTGAAAGTGTGGAAATCTTAGATAGCGTTCGGTCTATATGTTCCTCAGTATTCTTTTCAGGCCAGGTGCTCTTACCATTCTTATCACGGATATTAATAATATCCCAATGGTCTGCTTTTTCTCCAGCACGTGTGACACAGCAATCCTTTGCGATGATGTTCCCGCAGAAGACAATCAGGGTAGGTTCTGATGTTGAGCGTGTCGGATAGAGAGCTTGCTCCCACCACTCCCAACGTTTCTGTATAGTGTCAGGGTTCTTGGTATCCTCGTCAGTATCAAAATCGTCTACAAGTAGTACATCTGGACGAACGGCCTCATTACGTGAACCACGGGGCGACTGCCCTGCACCAATGGCACGAAAAGCCACACCGCCCTTTGTTATAAACTCATCTTCCGTCCATGCACCGATGGTCTGCTGTTTGCCATAATAAGCTATGATACGTCCATTTGCTTCAAGATTACCTCTGTAAGGGTCAAGTAATCGAATCGCATTATCCTTACTATTAGAGGTGAGAATAACATTTCTCTTCTTGCCAGTTAAGGTGAGGTACATGACAACAAACATTGTAATGGTAGACTTTGCCAGCTCACGGGACCATGACAGAACTTCATACCATTCCTCATGTGCTATCATACGTCGGATAGCTCGCTTTTGGAAGTCTGCAAACTCATACTTAGCGTAGTTTGGAAAGAAATATTCAATCCATTCTATGGGGCGTGCCTCAAGATAGATACGATGCTTTTCTCGATCAGCCACACTCATTTCCTTGTCTACAGGAGTTGAGCGCATAATATCTTGGCGATATTTCTCCCAGTCAAGGAGTGCATGTTTGTCGGTTTGTTTCATATCTATAGAAGTGATTTAATGAATGCGTCAGAGAGTTGCGTAATTTCTTTTGCTTTCTCAAGGTCTATGGGACGTAAGAACTCGATAAACTTTGTCTGCACGCTGATAACATCAGCTATACCAATATCAGTCTCCATCTTACGAATTGCAGCAGAGAGTTTTCCCAGAATGTCTGCCTCTGTACTATTGGCAAAACGTTCTCCTTCTGGCTTCTCAGCAATTTTACCGTTTATCTCAGCCACCTGGCGATATAGGTTAGACACTTGTTCCTCGCGTGTCAGGGTAAGTCCGACCTTCTGCTTCTCCCATTTTCCGTCAGCTATCCACCTATTCACTGTCACACGAGCAACACCCACACGGTCAGCAATCTCCTGCTGTGTGAGGTTCTCTTTGAGATAGAGCGTCTTTGCCCATTCTTTTTTTTGTGTATTGCTTAAATCCTTAGTCATTTGTACCTAGATTATAGTGCAAAGGTGGGGCGATTTCATGATGTTTGCAAATCGTGTCCGCATGATGCGACTTTATAACGTAATGAGTTATTTATAAGGTTTGTATGATAAAATGGCAGTTTGCAAAGTCGGAGAAAATCTTTCACCTTTGCATCAAAATCCGCAATGTGTGAAAGTGAAATAATAAAGAAAATGAAATCAAAAACATTCTTTAATATCATACCAGGTGAGGAAACCTGTTGCATTCTCCTTTATGGAGACATCGGGGATAGTTACGGTACTGTCACCAGCAGTCAGATTACCCGTGAACTGATGTCTGCAGAGGTAACCTATAAGAATATAGATGTTCGTATTAATAGTATTGGTGGCGAGGTCTATACGGGCATTGCTATCTTCAACGCTTTGAAAGCGAGTAAGGCGAACATAACAATCTATGTTGATGGCATAGCTGCATCCATGGCAAGTGCTATAGCCTTATGCGGGAAGCCTCTCTATATGAGTCGATATGCCCGTTTAATGTTGCACAGCGTCAGTGGTGGTTGCTATGGCAACACCAAGGACATGAAAGATATGATTTCACAGATGGAAAGCCTTGAGGATACGCTCTGTGATATGTATGCAAGCAAATTGGGTCAGGATAAAGAGACCATCAAGGCAAACTACTTTGATGGAACAGACCACTGGCTTACAGCAGAACAGGCAAAGGAACTCGGTTTTATTGATGGTATATATGATGCCGACCCTGTTCCTGAGGAAAGTACACCCGAACAGATTTACACAATATTCAATAATAGGCTCAACGAGTCACAAAACATTTTAGACATGAATTTAGAAGAATTGAAGAAACGTCCGCAGTTCAAGGACTGTGCGACAGATGTGGAGGTATTGGCACGTCTGGATCAGTTAGAAGCAAAGGCTGGTAAGGTTAAGAGTCTTGAGGAAGAGAATACGTCGCTTAAAGCACAGGTCAAGACTTTTGAAGAGGCTACCGAGAAAGAGGCTGCTGCAAACCGTAAGACGCTACTTGATGCAGCAGAACAGGACGGACGTATCAATGCTGATACACGCTCTGTCTATGAGAACCTACTGAAGGAACACCCTGAGGATGGCAAGAAAGTGCTTGCATCATTGCCTACAAAAAAAATGGTCAAGGATACCTTGCCTAGTGGTCAACCACTTGAGGAAAGTCCATGGGAAAAGCGTCAGCGTGAAATAAGAGATAAATTCCACGGAAAGTTATAAGCAACTATGAGAGTAATAACTAAATAAAATAGAACAATGCCAATAACAATTAAAAACACCAATTACAATGGTGAGGTGCTGGAGCAGCTCCTAACTGTAGCAACAACGAGTAATGAGATTGTTGAGAAAGGTCTCATACATGTTATTCCAAACGTTGCTAAGAAAATCTCCATTCCACGACTTCGCACCAATAAGATGCTGCAAAGGCAGAAAGAAGATCCACAGGTGAGTGACAGCAAGGGAGGATTCGATTACTCTGAGAAGGCACTTGAGCCTGTAGATTTCATGGCTTTCACTGTATTCAACCCACGCACATTCGAGAGTGTCTGGCGTCCTTTCCAACCGAAGGGTGACCTTGTGTTTGCAGAGCTTCCTCCAAACGTCCAGAATCAGCTTCTTGATGCTCTCTCAAAGCAAGTTCAGTTTGAGCTCGGTACCCACTATGTGAATGGTGAGAAAGGAAGTGATGATGATCACCTGTTCAATGGTATCTTGACTCAGGCAGCTAAGGATACAGACATTATCATAGCAAAGTCTGATTCGACTAAGATGACAGAGCGTCTTGCAGCGATTCGCAAGGTAATTCCTGTTGCAATTCGTGAGAATCCAAATCTGCGTATCCTAATGAGCGTAAACGATTTCGACAAGTACGACGAAGAACTTACTTCTCGGGAGTACAAAAATCGTGACGAAACGACACGCAACATCAAGCGATACAAGGATATTCAGATTGAAACTCTTGCGGCTTGGCCTGACGATCTCATCGTAGCTACATTGTGTAGTCCTGATGCGATGACATCTAACTTGTTTGCTGCAGTTAATCTACAAGATGATGAGCATGTCATCAAGATTGACAGAGTGAGCAACATGAGTGAGCTCTATTTCTTCAAGATGTTGATGAAGGCTGATACTAATATCGCATTTGGAGAAGAGTTCGTTGTTCTTGACAAGCGTACTTCTCCGAAGTTCCTTGCTCACGGATAAAAAACATTGTATAATTATTAAAAATCAGCAAAATGGAAAAGACAATTAAGCAAGAAGGGAACGAGGTAAAAAAGGTTACTATAAAGGTGACAGAAGATTTCCTTGATAAGTTTGACACCTCTGTTCGCTATGAGGTAGGAACAGTGTTAGAGTTCGAAGAGGAGCGTGCAAAGGACGTTGTCAATCGAGGTTTGGCAGAATTTATTGAACCTACTCTTCCCCAAGGTTAATGAGTAATCCAATGAAGTACCTTGTAATCCACTGCACTGCCACGCCCGAGAGCCGTGAGGTAAGCTCTGCGGAGATACGTCACTGGCACACCGACCCTGTAAGTAAGGGTGGACGTGGCTGGAAGCAGGTGGGTTACACGGATATGGTTCACCTGGACGGACGCGTGGAACGATTGGTGGATAACAACGAGGATGCGCAGGTTGACCCATGGGAGGTTACCAACGGTGCAGCAGGATATAACAGCGTGAGTCGGCACATAGTGTATGTGGGTGGCTGCGACAAAGCAGGGAAGCCTAAGGACACGCGTACCGAAGCACAGCGTGAGACGTTGAAACGCTATGTGCAGGACTTTCACCGCCGTTTCCCACAGATACGCATTGTTGGGCATCATGAATTGAACCCTGGTAAAGCCTGCCCAAGTTTCGATGTTCCAGCGTGGCTCCATGAAATTGGTATCAGACAGATTTAATCATCAAAACAGAAGACAATGGCAGAGACTATACTCCAAATCCTACAATGGGCAATCCCTTCGGGTGGCATTGGTGCTGCCATTGCATGGATAGCCAATCGTAAGGCTGCGTCGGCAAAGACGGCGAAAGCTGTTCATGACACTTATAAAACGATGTATGAAGATATATCACAACTATTAGTTGAAAATCAGAAAAAGAATGAAAAAACAATCAATTCGTTGCAAGAAGAGCTTGACAAAGCGCGGACAGAAAGCGCACGTATCAAGCGGTCGCTCGACCGTCTTTCTAGGGCAATTGAGGCTATTCAACACTGTCCTCATCGTATTAACTGTCCTATTAGCAATGAGCTGTCGCTCGACGAAGAAGCTGATACAGGTAAGCCACAGCGAACGAAGCACCGAACTACTCGACAGCGAGGTGGTGA